CGACAGAGCGTTCCCCGGATTCCTTCAAGGAAGATTGATGGATGCTATGCGTAATCGCGGCGTTGGTGGCCCGCTGACGCGGGGGCCTGGAGGCCCAGCGGGAACTATGAAGGCGTTGCCTTATAGGCCTAAAAATACAGGTCAGCAATTCGGTCAGATGGGAGGCGGCTCTACGGTCCCATCGTTGCAAGAGTTGTTTGCACAGCGCGGCTTTGATGCGCCAGCAATGCAGACAGGTATGCAAGATCAAATGATGAGGATGTTCAAAGACCCAGTTACAGGCGAAAACAGAACTGGTGGCGCACATTCTGCAAACCACGCTAACGCCATGAGTGAATTTTACGGGCAAAACCCAGAGGCTCTGGAGCTTGCGAAGCAGTACAACACCGACCCCACGCAATTTGGTGGCAAACCGGCTCCTACCAGATCGCTACAGCAACACATCATGCCGCCGATTGAAATGATTCAGCGACCAGGCGGCTCTGCTTCTTTTCCAGGCAGCACGACCCAGAGACGGGCCAGACCTGATATGGCAGGACGTGGAACGGTGATGGATCAGCGTTATCGCTCAGGCGGTGGATTCGGCGGTGGTTTTGGCGGTGGCTTCGGGAATCCTTTCGGCGGCGGTTACGGTGGCCGAGGCGGATTTGGCGGTGGCTATGGTGGTTTCGGTGGTGGATTTAACCAGCAACCACCTATGTTTGGCGGCTTCGGCGGCTTTGGTGGCTTCCCTCCTCCGCAACCCTCCTATGGCGGTGGATTCGGTGGAGGCTTCGGCGGTGGATTTGGTGGTGGATTCGGCGGAGGCTTTATGGCTCCAAGATCACCATATGGCGGTGGCTTCGGAGGGGGCTATGGTGGCCCAGGCTTTGGCAGTCAAATGCCTTACGGCATGGGTGGACCAGCATTTCAACAAGCCTATGGAGGCGGACAACAACGCATGCCTAGGTTCCCAATGCCACAATATGGCGGCGGGTTTGGTGGGTTCGGTGGATTTGGTGGCGGAATGGGGTATTAAAGATGAGCGAGAAGTCTTACGAAGATCAGTACAATGAATGGCTTGCGTCTATGCCTAAGCCGCCAGCTAAGCCAGCGGCAGACAAGTTTGAAGGGCGTTACGTTACGCCTACATCATCTGTAGGCACCCCTGACTCTTTGATTTCTAGCAGTATTGTTGGTCAGTCTTACAATCCTTATGCAGCAAGCATGGCAAAATCAACGCAGCCACCCCAACCACCCGGCAGTGTATTCGGTGGTTATGGCCAGCAAGCTCCTATGGCAGCATTAGCCCCGTATTCTGGTATGGCTCAATCTATGCCTGAACCAACAGACTTCTTCCCAACATACATTCCAACACCAGAACCAGTCTATGAGGTGGTTGAGCGGCCAGAAGACCCTGCTCCTGCACCATCGACCAGTCCTTATCCTGTCATGTCATCTAACATCCCAGGAGCAATACCAGGCTTCACGCCAGGGGTTGACTTCGATGTTTTTGAAGACCCTATGGGCACAGGTTACAACCCTGGCAGCAGCATGATGGATTACGAAATTTATGAAGGACCGTATTCGTATCGCTAATGGATTCAATAGCTCTCGCGGCCTACATTTATAAAAAGATAGATCAATATGAGCAGTCTCATGTTGATTACATAACCTCTGGTAATATCAAGGATATGGAGGACTACAAATTTGCGATGGGTGAGTTATCAATGCTTCGCACCCTTCGTGATGAACTAAAAGAAGCGTTGCATTTTGAAGGAGATCCCCTCGATGAGTGATCTATTATTAGATTCCATCGCATCAAAACCGTCCGTTACGGATGCATATGTGAATGAAGATGAGCGGGTTTTAGACCCGTCTGTGCTAGACAAGTCTTTGGTTGAAAGAATGCCAAACCCAACTGGTTACCGTTTGTTAGTACTTCCTTACAAGGGAAAGGGCATGACAGATGGCGGTATACAGTTAATCCAATCGACACTAGACAAGGAAAACCTTGCCACTTCTGTTTGTTATGTCATGAAGATGGGCCCACTTGCCTATCAAGACTACGAAAAGTTTGGCGACGATCCTTGGTGTGAAGTTGGTGATTGGGTGCTTATTGGTCGTTATGCAGGCGCTAGGTTCTCCCTTGAGGATGACCATGAAGTGCGAATTATTAACGACGATGAAGTGATTGGAACCATTCTTAATCCAGACGATATCAAGTCTGCATAGGTGAAATGACATGTCGGAAGAAACATTGACTGAAGCTTTATCAAAGCTTGATGACGAAAACATAAACAAGGCCGCTTTGCCTGAACACAAGCGAGTTCAGGAAGAAGTTCAAGAAGAATCTACTTTCATTGAATTTTCTGAAGAAGAGGCTGAATCCATCGAACCTGTGACTGAAGACTCTGTTCGAGAAGAGTTTGATTCACCTGATACTGATGCAGAGCCAGAGCTTACAGAAGCTGAAAGGCGCGCTCGTTCTGCTCAGGAGCGTATCAATAAGGCTGTAGGCCAAGCTAAAGACTATCAGCGCAGAGAGTTGCAGGCGCTTCAATACGCTAAGCAATTGCAAGAGCAGAACGAATCGCTCATGTCTCAGATGAAACATGCTCAAACTGCTGGCGCTGAACAGAATCTAAAGATTCAAGAAACTTACAGTGATGAGTTCGCTACTCGCGTTGAAACTCAGGCTGAAGCAGCCAAGCGCCACTTGAAGTCAGCTTATGAGTCTGGTGACCCAGAAGCCATGGCTGATGCTCAACAGTTGCTTGCAAAGGCTGAAGCGGATCGAAACGCACTTGTTCAATATCAACGTGATCTTGAGCAATACAAGGTTGATTATGCAAAGTGGGCTGAGCAGCAAGCTGCCGCAGAAACTCAGCAACAAGAGCTTGCTCAGCAGCAAGCAAACAATCCTGTTTATCAACAGGAGCCTGCATATCAAGAGCCATCAGACAAAGCTGTTGAATGGACAAATCAAAATGAGTGGTTCGGCAGAGACAAGGTCATGACAAATGTAGCTTTTGCTATACATGAAGATCTTGTAAGTAGCGGTATTGACTTAGAATCTGATGAATACTACGCTCAAATTGACGCTCGCATTAGGCAAGAATTGCCACATAAATTTAACGAGCAAAATTTCGCGGGAGACAACCAAAAACCCGTCCAAACTGTTGTCTCTGGATCGCGCACGACTGGAACTGGACGCAATCAAAACTCTCGTAGAGTTGAACTGTTGCCGAGCGAACAGGAATTAGCTAGGAAACTCGGTGTACCGTTCAAAGAATACGCAAAACAGAAAATGAGGCTGCAAAGATCATGAGTGACGAAATAAAGGGTTCTAATAGAACACCAAGAAGTAGCGGAAGCCGCGAGGCCAAAGCTGCGCGTAAACCATGGAAGCCGCCTCAAGCATTGGAAACTCCTGACGCGCCCCCTGGGATGCAGTATCGGTGGCTGCGGACCCACATCCGTGGAGAAGCAGACAAAACCAATGTTCACATGAGATTCCGTGAGGGGTACGAACCTGTACGTCCTAGCGAAATTGAAGGTTATGACTTGCCCGTCATTGACGAAGGCAACCATACCGGCACTGTGGGTGTTGGCGGGCTGATGCTTGCTAAGATTCCTGAGGAAACCGTTAAAGAAAGAAATGCTTATTTCGCTCGGCAGACCGACCAACAGATGCATGCTGTTGATAACGATCTAATGAAGGATGAGCATCCTGCCATGCCAATCTCTAACGAGAGAAAGACGCAGGTATCTTTTGGACGAGGGAAGAAATGACCTCATTTTTGATTGTGTTTAACTAAAACGGAGATCCCAAATGGCGAACCAAGATGCCGCTTTTGGAATGCGTCCAGTCCGGATGGTGGGCGGTGCCCCCTATACTGGTGGACAAAGCCGATATCGCATCGCTGCTAACTATGGAACCGCTATCTTCCAAGGAGATATGGTTGCCCAGGTTACTGGTGGTACGGTAGAGGTTCACGCAGACGGAGGCACTGTGCCTATCGTTGGTGTGTTCAACGGTTGTCAATACACTGATCCTACGACCAAGGAACAAGTGTTCAGCAACTTCTATCCCGCAAGCACTAATGCTTCGGACATCATCGCTTTCATTATCGATGATCCGAATGTTGTGTATGAAATCCAAGCTGATGATACGTTCCCGATTACTGACTTGTTCGGTAACTTCGATATCGTGTACACCAGTTCTGGAAGCACTGTAACTGGTAAATCTGGCGCTGAGCTAGACGTAACCACGGGTGCAACCACAGCAGGCTTGCCAATTAAGGCTATTGATATTTCTGGCGACCCAGAAAATTCAGATGTTGCCACGGCGAATACCAACGTTCTCGTTGTTATTCAGAACTCAATCTACGGCCAAAAAGGCGCCGGTTTAGCATAGGAGGCTAACTAATGGCTATTTCAAGAGCACAATTAGCCAAAGAGCTAGAGCCTGGTCTCAACGCTTTATTTGGCATGGAATATTCTCGTTATGAGAATGAACACGCTGAGATCTTTGACACCGAATCTTCAGACCGAGCGTTTGAAGAAGAAGTGCTGATCGTCGGCTTTGGTAACGCTCGTGATAAGTCTGAAGGACAAAGTGTCGGTTACGACTCTGCATCCGAAGGGTTCACGGCTCGTTACACACACGAAACCGTTGCGCTTGCTTTCGCGTTGACCGAGGAAGCTGTTGAAGATAATTTGTATGACCGCTTAGGCGCTCGTTATACGAAGGCTCTTGCGCGCAGCATGGCACACACCAAGCAAGTCAAGGCTGCTAACGTGTTGAACAATGCGTTCAACTCTAGCTTCGCTGGCGGCGACGGTGTTGAGTTGGTTTCAAACGCACACCCCCTCGCTGGTGGTGGTACGTTCTCAAACCGACCAAGTGCTTACTCAGATCTGAACGAGACTTCTCTGGAAGATGCTTTGATCAGTATTTCTACTTTTGTAGATGATCGAAACATGATCTTGGCTCTGCAAGGCGTCAAGCTAGTCGTTCCTCCACAGCTTCAGTTTGTGGCGGATCGTCTTCTGGAAACTCCCGGACGAGTAAGTACGGCTGACAACGACATCAACGCAATCAGGAACATGGGCATGCTGCCGCAAGGCTATGCAGTGAACCACTTCCTGACGGACACTGATGCTTGGTTTGTTAAGACCGACGTGCCAGATGGCTTCAAGCACTTCGAGCGAAGCCCTGTCGCAACTTCTATGGAAGGCGACTTCAACACTGGTAACGTGCGTTACAAGGCCCGTGAGCGTTACAGCTTCGGCTTCAGTAACCCACGCGCTGTGTTTGCATCGCAAGGCGCATAATTGTTCCACATGGAACAATTGGAGAAGGGGCACATTGTTGCCCCTTTTCTTTTTGTGCTGTATAAATCAACTATCCCTGACAGCCGCATGGTGTGGCTGACATAACCCACGACAGGAGATGAACATGGGTACTACTACTTTCTCAGGTGCGGTGCGATCTGAAAGCACCTTCAAAGCTATTAGCAAAAATGCCACCACTGGCGCAATCACTGAAGTCAGCACCTATGGGGCTGGCCCAATAAGCCTGTCTGATGGCAACCAAACTCTTAACAATGCAGACCATAGTGGACGAGTTCTTCTTGTCCCAGACGGCGGTCAAGACAACACTTACACTCTGCCAGCACCTATTGCTGGGTCCGTGTTCAAGTTTGTTTATGCAGGCGGTGCGGCTGACGCAACAGATGCAATAATTGTTACCCCTGGAAACACTAACTTTTTCATCGGCGGCGTTACGTTCCTAGATACTGATGGAAACGAAGTTAGCTCAGTATTTTCAAATGGAAGCTCAAACAGCAGCATTCAGTTGAATGTGCCTGCAGGGTTTGAAGTGACCATAATCGGCAAAGACTCCACCAATTACCAAATCTTTGGAAATGCAACGAGTACTACTGCGCCTGCGTTTGCTGATCAGTAATATATTGATTAACTTCAATGAGAGGGCATAAGCCCTCTCTGCTTAGGAGAAAAGCATGGCTGATACAGTAACGTCTCAAACCATTCAGGATGGTGAGAGAAAAGCCGTACTCAAGTTTACAAACATTAGCGACGGCACTGGCGAAAGCGCAGTAACCAAGGTTGATGTAAGCGCGCTTGCAGCTAACAGTGCTGGAGATTCTTGCACCGAGGTAGCAATTGCAAAGATCTGGTGGCAGTGCGTTGGCATGGGCGTTCAATTATTGAATGACGCAACGTCAGACACGTTGATTATTGCGTTGTCTCCAGACTCAAATGGTATGCATGACTACACGCCATTTTCTGGGATACCTAATAACGCAGGATCAGGTAAGACTGGCGACGTTCAGTTCACCACGATTGGCGCAAGCAGCGGCGACACTTATACCGTAATACTTGAAGTATTAAAGAGTTATTAATGGCTACTTCTGGAAGCTCTGATTTCGAGCCAGATGTCGCGGAATACGTTGAGGAAGCATTTGAAAGATGCGGCCTTGAGTACCGCACTGGCTACGATGGGGTGACTGCAAGGCGGTCACTAAACCTTCTATTTGCTGATTGGGCAAACAGAGGGTTAAACCAATGGACTGTGACAAACAGCACCACAACATTGTCCCAAGGAGATGAGTTTCTTGATTTGTCTGCTACGACGATTGATGTGCTTGATGTTGTGATTCGCAGGACTGACGGGTCAAACACCACTGATATCGCCATGGTACAAATTGGTCGATCTGAGTATTGGGGCTTGCCAGATAAGTCAACCCAGGCCCGACCAACTCAGTTCTTTCTAGACAAGCAAATAACGCCAAGGCTTTATATTTGGCCAGCTTCTGAGAACTCTACGGATCAATTGATAATTAATCGCCTGGTTCGCATTGAAGATGCTGATGCTGGTGTGAATACGGTAGATGTGCCATTTAGGTTTTACCCATGTTTGGCGGCAGGACTTGCCTATTACATTGCTTTGAAGAAAGCGCCTGATCGTGTACAGATGCTGAAAGGCTTGTATGACGAGGAGTTTGCTCGAGCTGCTGATCAAGATCAAAGCAGAGCCTCCTTGATGGTGGCGCCTAACATGAGGTCTAGGATAGCGTAATGTCTTTTGCTTCTGGCAAACATGCGATTGCCATCTGCGATAGATGCGGCTTTCAGTACAAGTACACTTCTTTGAAGAAAGAGTGGACTGGGTTTCGCGTATGCACAGAGTGTTACGAGCCAAAGCACCCTCAATTAGAGCCGCCTAAAAACGTTTCTGATGCTGAAGGACTTAGGTTCCCAAGACCCAACAGATCGGCCTCAAGCGTTGCTGGGGAAGGCGTTGTAAAAACAATTGATGCAAACAAGGTTATGTCTATTACAGGCGACCCTATTGGCTCAGCCTTTAGCATAGAC